CATGCAATAACTGAGTGGTGGAACCCGCTACATCGGCGTGAGTTATAGTGTCTCCTCTAGTATAGGTAGAAGTACCTCCTCCATTATCATCAATTACAGCACTATCTTGGTTAAGTAGTACCGTTCTTTTAGGAAGTAGTACAGCCATAGTATAAGTGTGGCCGGTTGCAAAATCTGAAGAAATTGCTCTATCAATAGTGATCGCAGAAGAAGTACAAGAGTTAACTCGCCCACTGAAAGCTATATTAAAATCTGCCTCGTCTTGGATATTAACTACGTCTCCCGGGGCTAGGAACGCGGCATTTACAGAAGTTGAAAAGTTAATTATTTCAGTTTGGTTCAGGGCTGTCCATAACTTCCACCGACCATACCTTATTGCTTGCCCTTCCGAAGTACACCCAAAGGCTACAGCTTTTTCACTTTTTATTGTTCCAGTTCTGATCTGGTTTTCCCTATCTTCTACAATAATAGGTTCTAATTTATAATCTGACTCTGGGTTTGACCAGTCAACTACTATCTGGTTTACACGAGTTTTAGAGCCGGTAGTTTCATAATTGAAGGAACCGTCTATTACGTTACTTCTAGAGAAAGTGTAAACAGGTTCAGTTTTTTGATCAATTACAGGCCTAAAAGTGGCATCAGTCCAGTATAAAATACCCCTGAATATAGTAGCCATATCCTTTAATACTTTATAAGAATCAGTAGCTTTTGTAAGATATATATTTGCACGGAAACGGGGCTCTGTACCTCCTTTTCCATCAGGGACTAACTCATCACAATACTTTGAGATTTTATATAAAGAATATTTATCTATATCTTGAGCCTTTAAATAGTCTCCCAGGCCGTATCTATTATTAGTTAATACATCATAAAATACCCAGGCAGGGTTGTCTGTATATACTAAATCGTCTGAAAAATTTCCATCCCATAACTGAGATACAGTAGTGATCGTCCCCGAAGAGTTACGAGTATACAAAGCAACCTTTCCCCTGTCGGTATTGTTAGGGTTTTGCTCCCTAGTAACATAATTAGAAGGGATTTTTACTTTTAGCCCTTGACATTCGTAACTGCGAGTAGGAACGTTATCAAAAGATTTTGAGCTAAAAGTTACATTAGCCATTGCAGTGTGTGGGTACGATAATTTTTCTTTTATTATACCTATTACACTAGAAATTGTACTAGGATATACACTCTTATACCTAGTTTTTTGAGTTATTAAACCGGGGGACACCGCCCCTCCATCATTAGGGTCATGTTGGGTCATTCTTGTTATTCGTACTTTGAAACCGTTAAAAGGCTGTTTGTCCTCTATACTGAATCTCATTTCAAAAGATACACCACTTTTATGTAATCCACTATGAACCCATACAGGCACATTGTTATATACTTTACCTCCAGGGCCGTCGACGATGGTATACTCGTCCCCATCCCCTGTGTCTATACCTAGTTCTACTTTATATGCTACTCCTCCAGGATACTCTCTGCCGCTCCTCTCACTAACATAGTACAAACCTGAGGGATAGTTCATTAGAATTTTTATTTCATCAATTTCAGAAGCCTGAGCACCTGAAGCAGTAATTGTTCTAGGTACGTTCTTTTCTAGTGTTGCACTTGGAACAGTTAAAGACACAGAAGTAGTGCCTACTCCCTCTATTGTAGGCAAAGGAGCTTGGTCTACAGTTCCGGAGTTGAAACTCCACCCTGAATTTTTGTATTTTTCTTCAACCACGGCTCTTTGTGCCCCGGCCCCTGCATCTGTTAGTATTGCTGCAGTAATACCAAACTTATAGTCTCCTGTGTCCCAATCACTTGGCAATGCCTCAGCAAGAGTAATAGTGTTACCGCTAATAGAAGCTATTTTTAGAAAAATTCCTGCTTGTAAAGTATGCACTACGCCATTTTCTCTATCTGCATCGGACATTAGTAGCTTCCAGTTAAGTTGCCCTCCCCAAGTAAAGGTTGCGGTTTGGTTACTAGAATTAACATTAGTAAGCCCCCCACGTAAATTGTGCCCACTTTTAGATAACTTAAGATTAACAAATAATGCATCAGGGTGTGGAACAGAGGTAAGAGCAGCTCCATTATTAGCTCCAGAGGTATCATGTGCCCAGTTGTTCGCCATAAAGTTCCCTGCAGTTCGGGTAACAACAGTCGTACCTCCTATTGGTATTCGGTATTCTTGTCCTGACCTTCCATCAAAAGGATTGCCTGTAAAAGTATAAGTACTAGTAGGGGGTGTTATATCTGACATAGTAACAGAAGTACTATAAACTCCATACACCATGAGATACTTTGTGCCTTCATTTCCTACAGAAGCGTTGAAAGTACTAGTTCCTGGGTTAACTCCTACAATATTACTGCTCGCAGTAAAGGTGCCAAGAACATTACTTGTAGGTTGCATAGCAGTTTGTTCTGCGCTTTGAAGAGAATCATTATCTAGAAATATACCCGCGCCCCCTCCTACAAGACCCTCAATAGGCCCTTCCGAAAGTATATCTGAAATTAATATGGTTTGCTCTGTACTTCTAGTAACGGCCTTCGCTAACCCATCATTATTTGATGAGTGTCGACGCCTGTCAAGTGCATTTATAGATTGTTGGGGCATTTTACAATTCCTTTAAGGGCTAAAAGCCCGATTTCATGTATGAAATACTATTTCCAATAGAGTCAATCCCCATAGAAGAAAGTCTTGAATTTACTCCTGAAATTTCGAAACTTATGGGCTGTCCAGGGATTCTTAAATGTCCATATAGTATAGGCACGGGGTCACCTTGTATTACATTTTGTTCCGCCCCGTTGAATAGATAGGACGATTCTTGGTCTCCATCAGTAGCGGGGTCAGGAGCCATCATTTGATTTATTCCAGCCATAGCTAAATTTATGGCCATCATACTTAAGCCCATTTGAACTGCTCCTAATCCTGCGCCGGCCGTACCTAGAAGCCCGGGTGTTGCTAGTATAGCAGGCGAGGTAGCGGTGGCAGCTGTGCCCGCTGTACCTAATAGTGCAGGAGCTGCTACGAAAGCTATTACTACGAAAGCTATTGCTGCGAGTATCTTTGCTCCCGCAGATTTAGAACCTGCAGGAATAGGAGTAATTGTTATATCTCCTTCTTGAAGAACCATAAGCATTTCTATTTCATAGTCTAATTTATTGCTAGCTACGTCTATTTCAAATCCTATATCATTTTCATGGCAATCTATAAAATATTTTTTTAATCCTGAAAAGTTGGCGTCTAAGCATTTTATAGCATCTTGTACTGTGGGAGCGTTAAATTGAAAATGTGTTCCGAATTTCTCACCCATTTCCCCTTCTAAATATACATTACGCATCATATCGATAAGCTCCTACTAAATATTTGTGCCATAGAGGATATAAATTCTCTCTACAAGACAGTCTTTCATTTGCGTGGTGATAAAAACAGTCATTTCCTATATACACACCACAGTGATTATTTGTGTTTGATAAAACTTTGAAAATTAGTACATCATTTACCTGTATTTCAGACAACTCTACAGGGCTATGGTTCCATTCAGAAATTAATTCATCATTAAAGTAGTCTAATCCCTTTTCCCACCAGTCATCTTCGAACATCGCTCTTTTTGGGATAACTATATCTTTACTAAGTAGATAGTCTCTCATAGCCTCGAAACAATCTGTTACTCCAAATTCATACTCTCTTCCATATAAATCAGTAGTATTAATTTTAGGTTCTAATACATGTAACTCCATATCAGGGTAACTAAAAATGTAATAAGGAATACCTAAAGTATTACAGTATTTTATATCTATTTCACTAGGCTCTGGGCTTGCATCAGGATGACTATGTACTATTGCTACTATATCTGATGTTCTCTTTATTTTTAAAAACTCAGCAGAGTCAAGTATAAAATCTTCTTCATTTTTTGCTAAATTTGTGCAAGGATTCCATACTTTCTTACCTTTAACTACAGAAAGAATACCGCAACCCTCTCTAGGGTACTCTTCTTCAAAATGTTTTGTAATGTCGTCTAAATACTCCATTAACGGAACTTCCTAGTTCCGGGGAAAGCCCCGAAAGGTAAGGGGATATTTGTATCGTATACAGGAGAAGGTACTGAAACACCATTAACAATAGGCATTCCTTGATATCTAATTTTACAGGATTTAAGTAACTTACCACAAGTATCTCCTCTAGTCCAAGCACTTTCATTTGTGCCCGGGGTTATACCTGTGCTTGCTCGAACGGCTCTCCATATAGTATTGGCATATTTAACGTATGAGTTCTTCCTAGGGTCTGAAGCATCCACAGTACTTGGAGTAGAAGCACTATATACTGTATAAATTCTTACTATCTGCCATTCTACTGCAGTCTCAGAGGGTGTAACACCTTGAACATTTTTCTCACACCTCCAAAATAAACCTCCGCTGGATACAAACTCTCCTTTAACATATGGTCCAGAACCGTAACCGCCTTTCCAAAAATCAGTTGCAGTGCCTTCAAGATGGCTTTTTAATACTAAAGGCTCGTCTTGCCCTGTAAAATAAAAACTATGAATATAATTAGTACCGCTGGCATTGGATTCTTCAAA